ATGAAATTCTATCTTCAATATATCTCAACCACAGATGAATACGCTTTAGGTTTCAATAAAATTGAACACCCTCTTATGTATCCATCACGTTCAGAAGCTATGGCCTTCTGTATTGACTTCAGTAATGGCGGTTCATTTGAAATTATTGATGTAGATTGCAATAACTGGCAAGAGCTTTTTGATTCAGGAGCATTCGACTATGAACCTGAATGCTAATGAACTAAATCAAAACATCACAAAGATCGATTATTTATCTATTGTTTTTTGTCCTAATGAAGTTGCCCGTTGCCGTTTTAATGCAAAATTAGCATTCACCAATGGGGACTTTTCCTCATACAAAGAAGCTTATAACGCTATGTTATGTGCTGAAATTTTCGAGAATAATTCAACTGACGACTTTAGCTCAGATGTAAAACAATCCAATTCAGATCTGGTTAACGCTGTTGCTACTGATGATTTAGAAGTAAGCGTGAATGAGACAGATACATGGGTTTCAGACTTAGTATATGGAGAATTATGGGATTCAAACCTCTCTCGCTCTGCTAAGTACCGTCATTATAAATCGATAAAAGATATCCCCGAAGAAGAACGCAAACATTTTTTAAAAACTATAGTAAGAAAAACAAAGCGTTACAAAACACTTTCCTCTTTAATTGAGGGTGATATTTCAAAGTTTATGCACCTTCTAAACACCGAGGTTTCAACAGAATCAGATCGTTTAACTAAAGATACATTAAGTTGGTCTTATCGAGAAAATACAAGTGGCATGTTTACTTATGAAAAGTCAGCAACTCTCTATCGTCATGATGTTAATTCTGGAGCTATCGCTTGGGGTGCTAATAATGGTGGTGTAATGATTTCGTTTACGGGCACTGGTTGTGCTGGTTTAGATATACCTAAACTGCACAATATGCTTAAAAAGATGCCTAACGTAAAAATTACTCGTTTGGATATTGCCTACGATGATTACGAAGGGAACAGAACCGTACTTGATTACTTTCAAAACCTAGAAGAAGGGGCTTTTTGTAAGACAAACCAAGCCCCCTCTTTTTCTTTTATTCAAACGGGAAAACTGCAAAAGCTTACTTCTGAACAACAAATCGAATGGAAGAAAAAACACGGCTGGCAGAAACGTTATGACTGCGTAGCTAATGGTGGGAACACTCTTTATGTAGGGAGTCGGAAAAATGGAAAAATGGCGCGTATGTATGAAAAAGGTAAGCAAATGGAAAGTGAATCTCAACCTAATTGGGTTCGGGCTGAGCTTGAGCTTAGGAGTATTGACCGTGTTATCTCCTTGGATGCACTTCTCAATACCGATGCCATTTTTGCTGCTGCCTATCCCGCTTTTGATTTTATTACTTCTGAACGCCTTGAAATTAGAACTACCAGTAGAGAAAGAATAAATAACGGAGTTTTAGTTGCTGACCGTTTACAACGTTACTGTAAGCAGTCTTATGGGAAGCTGTTAAATTTTTTACGTCATATAAAAGAATTATCAGATAAGGACATTATCGATCAACTAACCAAAGGGTTAGATTATTCGGATGTTCCTGATTCTATTAACCAAGATGGTATTACTCCTGAATATCTAATTTTTTTGCGGCATGCAAAAGAGCTATCAGATAAAGACATAATCGACAAATTAACTAAAGGCTTAAATCCTTGGGATATACCCAAGTCAATAATTGAAGCCACAATTACACCACCTAATCAAATGGAGTTTTTAACATGAAAGTAATTTTATTATCAGCCGCAAATGGTAAAGGGGTTTCGAGTAAATCAGGTGTTCCTAAGCATTATGCTTTTTCATCTGTTTCATACTTAGTACCAGAAAAAGATTTTATTCAAGGTGACCACAACATTCAGAAGTGTGGATATGAACCTAAAAGTGTCTCAATGCTAGACAATCAAGATTTATACAATAAATTCAGAAAAATAACTAATGAAAACGGTATTTGTGAAGTTGACTTAGTTCTGCAACCTGACCCTGAAAACATGTCTAGAAACATAGTTTCAGATGTTCAACTGGTTAAATAGCAATGTCTCAATGTGTCGCTATCCAACCAGACCAAACACTAAAAATTTCTAACGGTGTTTGTGATTTTGTGATTGTTACACATGCTGAGTTTGAACAAATTCAGCAACACGGATTAGTAAACGTTCTGAATGAATTGTTTACTTTTGACTTGGCCACATTTGGCCTAATAAACACAGCGGCTTTAGTCGCTTTTATAACTGCTCATTGTATCGGTCGTGTAGTCCGAGTAATGGGCAAAACTTAACTCCTATAAGGAATATCAACATGAAAAAATTTAAAAATATCTTAGCTACAAAACGTGCTAAAGCAGGACTTTTAGTTACCTCCGCTCTTGGTTCAGCATCTGCTTTTGCAGTTGATCACACTGCCGCGATTGATGCCGCTGTAGCCGATGGAACAACTAACTACACGGCAATTATTACAGGTGTAATTACCGTTGCAGCCGTTGGCTTCGCTATTGGCATGATTATTCGCCAGTTCAACCGTTAATAATGGTTACTTCAATTGGCCTTGCTTGCTTCCTTGTTTGGTGCTTTGTCGAGGGCTTTTCAAGCGGCGTAAGAACTAGTTAACAATGGCGGGTAAAACCGCCATTTCTTAACGTCATTTCACACTGTTTGTTTAACTTCTTTAGGTCATTACTGACTTACATTTTTTTTAGTAACACCTGTATTAACGTCATTTCACACTGTTGGGTAAAAAATGAAATATCCATTAATAATATTTCTTTCAACACTTCCTTTTGTTTTTTTTAAAGCAAATGCCATAGATAGAGAACTCGCAAGAAACACAGGAGGTACAACTTATAAATGTACTTACAGGGGCGCAGAGGCGAGAATAAAATTTTCTGAAATATCACAATGTCAAGCAGTCGCAGAGACTGGCTTAATAGAGCAAGAATATAAACCATCCCCTAGGAATGGGTTTTCTCCTTACGCACCTATTGAGGATTCAATTTGCGATATAAAAACCGTTGTTCAAGACTCAATATACTCTATAGAGTGTCGCCAAAAATTTGGTTCAACTAGACATAATGAAGATGGTACATCGGATACAGATAATTATACCGTAAGAGCTAATGCCACAATGAATAGCCCTGAACAATCCCCTGATACTTGGCAATGCTTAAATCCTGATTTTCCAAATGGCCCTATAGAAGCATATGGAACTTATTATTGTGAGCAATCTGTTCAACCTCCACTAACAGACCCTGATTGCCCAAACCCAACCGATAATGACCCGTTTGTTTTTGGTAGTGGTAGCGGTCAAACAAGCGTTTGTTTTCCTGCTGGTAATGGCCGTCAATGTGAGATTAAAACCGATGTTAATGGAGGTTATTATATTCCTGTTTCTTTTGGCTCTATTGAACCAGTTCTGTGCACACCAGACCCAGAGCCTACCCCAGACCCTGAACCAGACCCTGAACCAACAGAACCTCCAGATAAAAGGCCTCCGCCAGAAGATACCGACCCAACTGTAAGCCCCGATACAATAGGCGCTTTAAACAAAGTAAATAAAAACTTAGATTCTATAAACAAAAATATGATTAGTGGATATGAGTCAAATGATGAACGCCTAGATCGTTTAGCTAAAGAGACTCAAAACTCAAATGAACTACTTACATCAATTAAAAAAAACACATTAGAAGATAATGACACTTTAACTGATATAAAAACAGGTCAAACCAACGCCAACAACTTACTTGAAAAAATAGAAAAAAATACTGCACCTGAGAGCTTTAGTTTTTCAGCTAATCGCAAGCAAGGCGGCTTAAACGATATTTTTACTGATGAAGATATACAGCAAATAAAAACTGAGATTGAAGAAAAACAGACTGAATTTAATGAATATATTGAAACCATAAAAGCAGAGTCCTCTAGCCTTTTTACGTTAGATACTTCTATTGCGGGCGGTTACCAAGAGCACAAAATAGTTGTTAAAGGTGTAGAAATCGAAACGGGTATTTCTCGTTTTTCTGACTTCTTTAAACTTATATCAGGTGCAATTTTACTTGTTGCAACACTAACAGCTCTTTATATATTGCTAGGGAGAAATGGCTAATGAAAAACCTTATTTTACTAATTTTCTTTTTATTACCTTTATTTACCTTTGCTGATACCTACGAAGGTGCAGCTGGTGCAGCAAAATCATTTGGTGATTACATTACTGATTTTTGGGATTTTTTTGATAATGATGTACCAAGCTTTTTTGATAGAGCTTTAGCTTTTATCGTTGAAAAAGTAACGTTAATAAGAATAACCATGGAAATACAAACAATGAAATTAGCATGGACTACAGCTAAGGCTATCATGGAAAATTTTCAAATCGCATCAAAACTAGCAAGCGCTATAAGTGTTTTGCCTCAAGACGTAAAAGGCGCTTTAGTAGATTTAAGGATTTTAGACGGTGTAAATATTGTTCTTCAAGCATATGTAGCTAGATACGTATTAAGGTTTTTATAATGGCTTCCTCAATTTTTCATGGTGCACCAGGTTCTTTTAAATCTGCTAGCGCGACTTGGTTTGAAGTTCTTCCAGCTTTAAGAAAAGGCCGATTAGTCGTTACGAATATAGAGGGTATTTTACCGCTCGATGAAATTGAAACTGAGTTACAAGAAACCTTTCCTGAAACTGCCCAACTTTGGCGCTTATCCTCACAAAATGAAGACGGACAACACCTTTGGCGTAATTGGTATCACTGGATGCCTACTGGCGCACTCGTTTTAATAGATGAAGTGCAAGACGTTTACCCAACTGAATCAACGTTCAAGCCAGAATCTTGTAACTATAAGCACATTGATAATTACAAAGATTTGATACCCGAACATTGGTATTTATACCATTATGAGCAACTAGAAAACTTTAAACCTGAAAGCTTAACTAGTGGTGATACTGACGATTTAGGAAAGGAGTTATTTAACGAACATGGCCATATTATTTACCCCAAAACACTCAAAGAGTGTTACATGCGACACCGCAAATACAACTGGGACATTATCGTCTGTACGCCTGACATTACCAGCGTCCACAAATACATTCGGAACGTCAGCCAGTATGCCTATGCACACAAATATTTTGACGGACTCGCAAAAATCCCTTACTACTACAGACGGCCAAGAATATTTGAGCACAACCCAAAACTTGACGGTAAAACACCAACCAAAGGAACGATCCTCACTTGGAAAAAAATCCCAGTCGAAGTGCACAAATGCTACAAGTCGACCGCTACCGGCGGTATTACAAAAGGACAAGGTAAGAATTTCCTATTTAGTCCTATTTTTGCCTTTCCAGTTACTATTGTCTTTATTTGCCTATTGTATTGGGTATGGTATTTTTCCAGTCATGAAACAAACATGGAAACTAATCAAGTCACCACTAATCAAAACTTTGAAAGTGTTCAAAAAGATACTAGTTCTAATAATCGTAATGTTAATAATCAGATTCCTAGTGGTGAACCTGTTTTTGTAAATTTACCTTACGGTGCAACTGATATTTTTGTTACTGGTATACAAGAAGTGAAGCGGCCAGACCGGACACATCGAGAATATATTTTTGAATTTATAACTGAAAAATATGGCGTATTTAGTATCGACTCATACGAGCTAGCAAGCATGGGCTTTAGTATTCAGTATTTTAGTCCGTGTAATGTTCTTATCAAAAATAGTGCTATTGCTTATCGTGCATTATGCAGCCCAAACCCTTATGAACAACCAAAGCAAGAAGATGACGATTTAGAAACATCTTCTTTATTTTCATCGTTATAAACAGACAAAATCAAGCCGTCAAGCGAAGCCTGAGCGTAGCGGCTTGATATCATGCACGTAACTCATCACTTAATAAATCATACTAATTATTACAATCAAACAGCTAGCTTATTCGAACCGATGAAACTTTGTTTCATGAAAGGCCACACGCCAATGCTATTATTCCTTAAATGTCTGCTGGCCGAATCCAAGCGAAGCGCTAACCAGTTATTTAGTCACTCAGTACCCGCGCTTGCGCCCTTGATAAACCAATACGGATTTTCGAGTAATGATGATGCCAAGAAAAACCCCCCTCCCCCCATATACTAATAGGGGGGGAGCGGAATTTAAACACAAAGCCTAATAGAGTCTTATTTTTAAAATAATCCTATCTTAGATCTATATGTTTAATACTTTGATAAAACCAATGTGGGCACTAAGTGGACAAGTGCAATAGAAATAAAAAAGCCAGTTAAAGCATAATGCTCTAACTGGCTGTTTTGTATCACTTTAAAGTGGTGGAGCTGGGGGGATTTGAACCCCCGTCCGAAAAGCCTCGACCGTCGGTACTACATGTTTAGTATTGTCATTTAATTAACCTTTAAATCCCGGACAAACACGGTAGATAAAGGCGAGGCCGCTTAGTTTTAACGCTTCAACCCCGGCCAGGGTTTCCGTCGCGATCAGGTGTTAGGGTGACACTCCAAAATCCAGTCCACAAGAATACATGGAAGGAGCGCTAGCCAGCCTAAGCTGCTAGAGAGTAGTTATCGTCGTTTGCGATTACTTTAAATTGCGGCTTTTTTACGAGGCAAACCGCACCTCGACATGCACCTCAGGCTTCTTGAATTCCGTCGAATCCTAATCAGCCCCTGAAATATGAATTTCTTTCAGTAAGGGCAGTATAACTGAGTAAACGACTGATACTCAAGGGGTGTGACACTTTTATTTTAGCTAACTGAATCAACTGAACAGTAAACAAGCACAAGTTTGTAAAAAAGCAAACAAATACTGAACATTTACTTAACATACCGGTCAAGTTGTGCTCAAATAAGGAGTTAAATTTTACACTAGCTATAAGGCTTTAGTAGTAAAAGTAATAATCATAATAACAGGCATATTACGTAGGGAATTTATAA